AGAACTGGAACTTGGAACGAAAGTAGAGCTGCTGAACTTACTGACGATATTCAACACTGCACAAAGTTAGCAGAAGATAATACTAATAAAGCTGTTGAAGCAGGAAAAGGTTTTTATAATTTTTTTATAAGACCACAAACTTTATGGTTAAGCCCAGAAGCAAAATACGATAGAGAAAGTTATATTCGTAATTGTTTAAAGGGTCGTGGTCATAATGTAATCAACTAAGGAGAAGGTATGGTAACTGTAAAACAAGAAATAGAAAGACTATTTTTAGAATCTAAAAAGCACCCACATATTGTTGAAACTTATTTTGAATATTATTATACTCTTTTAGATCATAGCGATTTGACTTTAGATGAGTTTTATAAGTTATATCCTCAATATGATGTTGAAAAAACAGATTCATTATATTGGAAACAATTTATGCAAAAATGGAAGGAAACATGGAACGAAAGCAAGATATAGTTAATACACTTGCAAGTAACATTAAGTTCTTGCGATTCAATACTAAAGTAGAGCAACCAACTGGTAAAGTTAAGTTTATGACGCAAAAAGATTTTGCTCAAATGCTTGGTTCAATAGAACAGCAAATAAGCAAATTTGAATTAGCAAAGAATGAAATGTCAGCTAGTCAAATATTTAAAATATCTAAAATATTTGATGTAACTGTTGATAAATTATTTGATGCTGAATTAATCAAATCAGATTATAACAAAGTAATTAAAAATGACATTTATATATAACTTTGTATTTATAATTATATTGTTTTTAATATTATTAGTTATAATAAATAAGATAAACTAAAACTAAAAGGGAAGGCAAAATGGAAGAAATAAAACTATACGAAGGCAAAGAAACATTATTCTTTGACCCAATACCACATGAATACTTTTGGAATGACGAGAAACTTCCATCAGCAACTACAATAACTAAACTTCTAACTCCAGCAGCAGCTATTGGAAACTGGACTGCTAAAATGTGTGCAGATGAGTTTAAGAAACTAATTAAAGCTGGTGTTAGCTATGATGAAATTGAATTGATTAAATATTACGATCAAATCAAAAAATCTGCTAATGCAAATATGTCTAGTGCTGGTTTAGTTGGTGGAGAAGTTCATAATCTTATTGAGACATATATCCATACTGGAAAAGTTGTAGAAGTTCACAACGAAGAAATGAAAAAGTCTTTTAATAAGTTTAAAGAGTGGTGGGATAAGCAATCAGGTTTAGAAATTGTTTTTACTGAACGAAAAGTTCTTAGTCGTATAAACAAATTTACTGGAACACTTGATGCTTTATTTAAAAATAAATCAGGAGAATATATTATCTATGACTGGAAAACATCTTCAGGAATAAGAGATAGTTATTATGTTCAGATTTATCTTTATGCCTTAGCAATAGAAGAAGAACTTGGAATTAAAATTCCTAAAGGTGTTATTGTTAATTGCACTAAAGATGGAAAATTAAGAATTGCTGAGTTTGATATAGACTCTGACAATCACGATACAGCAATCTCGTGCTTAAAACTATATCGTTACTTAAATAAAAAGGAGAAAAAATGAACGTACAAGGAGTAGTAAAATACGTTTACGATAATAGACTTACAAAAGATGGAACACCTAATAAGTTTCCGAATTTTAAGTTTAAAGTAAACGATCAAGAAATAGTTCTTTGGAGTGCAATAAAGCCAGTATTTTTAGAAAAAGGCAAAAGGGTTTCTGTTACATGCCAAGCTTCTAAAAAGAATGGTTCTTTATTTGTTCAATCAAAGGAAGATAAAAGTCCAATGATGCAAGAACTACCAGCAGATAATAAACCAGATACAAGTTTTAATCCTGAAGAACTTGAAAAAGAATTGGCTAATGTTGCTAAAGACTTTGATGCTGATTTGAGGATTGAAACAAAAAAGCCAATTAATAAAGACGAATATATGTTCGTTATGGCTTTAGCTAAATCAGCTATTGAATCTGGTAAAATAAATGTTAATAAGGAAGAAATTGATTTGTTAATTAAGGATTTAAAGTTCTTATTTCAAATGAATTTCCATAACTAAGATTCTTATGGCGAAGGTTTTGATTCAACGATCACACTTAACCCCTTTAAGTTTTCCTTCGCCATATCCTTGCAAATTTATTATAAAAAATATATAATGACAGTAATTCGTGAGAAGCTTTTAGATTTAACTGTAAGTCTATTTGAAAGATTTGCAAATGAACAAGAAGCTTTAACTAATAAAGAAGGCACTTTAGTTGATGTTAAAATTGTAAATACAAAATTAATTTCCACTAAAGTTAAAATAGAAAATGATGGAGAAAACAAGACATCAAGTTCAGAACCTAAGAGACAGACATTATAAAGTCTCTATGAAATATTTTGAACTAAAGCATAAAATGGAAAAGGCAAAAAGACTTAAAGATGCTTTAGAAACAAAAGTAGTTTTGAAATTTGAAGAACTACTAGCTTAGGTTAGTAACACAACTATAAACTGTAAAGGAAGGTATGCACGATCTATCGCTAAAAAATCCAGACCAAATTAAACAAGAGTTAGATTCTGTTTCAGAACAAATGTCAGAAGCATTATATACTTTTAGACGTTGTGAAGAATTTAAGAAAATAACTTTTAGTCAATTAACTCTTACTAAAAAACTAGAAAAGAATTGCAGTGTAAGTGAAGCTGAGAAGTGGGCTTATTCTGATAAAGATTATGCAACTATTGTTGAAGGTTTATTAGTAGCTGAAAAAAATTATTCAATTCTCAAAGGTAAATATGCTAACCTACAAAGCTGGGTTGATCTTTATAGATCATGGCTAGTTACAAATAGAGAATTAAGCAGATGAAAACAATCCAACCAAAAGGAACATTAAATGAATTTGGATATAAGGAACGAACTGAGAACTACATTGACTTTGCAGAACAAAGGTTTGAAGAATATTGTAAAAGTAAATCTTTTCATTTTAAAAAGCTTTTGTTTAATGATAATTCTGATTTTAGTGCTTCCCCTATTCCTTATTATCATAAACTTGGCATACTTAGTGCTTTACCTGATTACTTTGTTTATTCCAAAGAAACTGAACAACGTAAAAGTCAATTCTTCGTGGAAGTCAAAGCTTCCAACAAACTTAAATTAAAAGATTTAAAGAAATATATTACATTCGCACAAATGTTCTGCGATAATAGATTTACTCAATATACAATATGCTTTGCTTTTAAAGATGGTTTAAAGTTTAAATCAGTAGATCAAATATTAAAGTTGTTGCCACAATCAAAGATTCAAACTTGGAATGATGGAATAGAATATTATCTATTGCCAATTTAGTGAACAGTATTTGAAATATCTTCATAGTAATCAAACCAATCACATTCCTCTACATCAAATTCAACACCAGTAATTCTTAATTTTTTAACTTGTTTAAGTGATGCTAAAAATGAACTTGAGTTTGTAAAATTTGAATTATCAAAAAATCTTACATGAGCAATATCTTCTCTAATATTTTCATCATTAACCTTCACAAAACTAATTGCGTAGGTAATTAGATAGAAGTTCATTAGTAATATATTTCAACTTTAGTTGTTGTGGTTTCTTTTATTTCAACTGTTTGAGTTATTACTTGTTTATTAGCGACTTGAGTTTGCGAACAAGACAGAAGTAAAAATATTAATAAATATTTCATTTTATAAATTATCCGTTTTGATCGTCTTTATTAGATGGTCTATTAGCTAAAGTTCTAGCGATAGATTCTCCTGATCTTCCGACAACATAACCACCAAGACCAATTTGTAAAACAGTCCAAACGTCAGTAGGTAAAACCACTTGTGAATTAACATGAAATATTAATAAAATAATTGGACTTAAAATATAATTCCAAATTAATATAGCAATTAATACATACATTAATAATGGTCTCCAAGAACTTGAAAAAAGACCAGCTTTAGCTTCTGCTTCAATAATTCTTGATGATGCTTTTAATTCTTCAGTGCCTTGTTGAATTAATTGTGTATTAAGTTCTGCTTTTAATTTAGCTGCCAAATCCTTATCAGCAATAGACTTATCTACTACGTCAAAAACTTTTGAAAGAATAGGAGTTAATGCTGATAAGATTGGCAACATATTAATCTACTGCTACTATAGAAATAGAACCAGCACTTGTAGTGCTAATAAATGCAACTTTGTCTCCTGATTTAAAACCATCAAATATTTCAACTGAATTAGTTGGTATAAAAAAACTAGTTGTGCTTGAAGCAGTTGGTGCAGAACCAAAAGCAATATGACAATGGTTTCCTTGTGTTGATATTCTAATTTTCCCAGAACCAGTAACTATTGCTGAACTAACTTGATTGGTATTTGTTATTGCTGAATTGTATGCTGTATTATCTGGGTCTATTGATGTTACTCCATATATGGACATTGTATTCTTTAAATGTTGTAAATTTGCCTATTTAAACCGACAAATTACCCATTTTTTTTTATATTATAGGTTTTGTTGTCGCTTATCGTATTTCTAAAGCCACAGTGCCTTAAAATCGTTTAAATTGGCTTTAAAGACTATTTGCTACTATTAATTGAATCTATTAGTAGTTCTATGTAGTGTTTTGCTTTTTCTAAATCAGCAATACCACCTTTGTCTTTAAATCTTAAAACATACTTTATGATATTACCTTCACAAAATCCAATATTATTTTTGATTATAAATTCTGCAGGTTGGATAACATATTTCTTGTAGTGATTGCCACCAACTTGTTTTTTAAATGACTTCATAGACTGTTCTTCCATTTGCAGTGTAAGCTTTAAGATACATTTTTCTATTACCAGAAGTTTTATAAGAACAATGAACCCAACCAGAATTGTATTCATTTGGTTTCCAAAATTCTAAGATACATTGGTCAAAGTCTAAATTGTTAACAATCCAATCAGATACAACTTTATTTGGTATTCCAATAACTTCAAAATCTACAGCTTGACCAAGAGTATGTTGAGATGTTGGTTTACTTCCAATAGCTTGGCATAAAGCAGGAGAACGATAACCAGAAGTAATTTTAATTGGCTTATCAAAATATGATCTTACTTCTTCTAAGATATGTTGAGTTACTAATTGTAAATTTTTAAGAACTTCATCTGTAGGTGTATTGTCTATTCCAAGTCTAATTGCTGTATCTGAATAAGTAAGTTCTTTAATTGAAAAATGATCTGACATTAAATGTAGATATTGTTATCCCAATCTCCATTACGTTTTAAATACATTGGTGTTAAATGTGGCATACCATTTGTAATTAAACCACAAGATAAAATAGGTTTCTTTAAATTAAGTCTCATGTACTTCATAGACAAAGCTTCTTTATCAATCATGCAACCAACAGTCATTCCAAAGTTTAAATGAAAATCGTTACCATGAAATCTTACTTCTGAAATTGTATGATAATGCCCCTGAACAACTGACACTGCAAATTGAGCAACAGCTTTAGAAACATCAGGAGAGAATTGATGTCCAAAAAGTATTCTACCTTTGTCTGTATCTATAAAATGTTTTTCTTTCCATTCCCAACCTTTACCAACTTCTAATATCTGATTATAAGATTTAATAAAAGATTTTGTCATTCCTTTTGCCATAGCACGTCTTAAAACCATAGAACCATGATTTGATTCTAGCAAAGTCATCTGAGGAAATAATTTATGTAATTTTTGAATATCTTTTTTACCAAGTTCTAATTCATCTTTAGGAGATGGTAAGTCAGGGTCTATTGTATGAGATACATTAATAGAATGAAAGTCCATTTCATCTCCAATATTTATAATAGTATCTGGTTTGTATTTAACTTTTAGTTTAGTTAAAAATCCATGCCAATCTTTATGAGCAAATGGAAAGTGTAAATCTGATATGACTAAGATTCTTTTATTCATATTATTTCTTGTTAGTTGTATTCGGTTTATTCGTCAAGCATTTACAATTATGTAGAAGGCAACAGCTTCCAATCCATAGTTTAAATATGCACACTATTTCATATCCTTAATTTGATCTCTTAAATAATCTACTTCTTTTGTAAGCAACTCAATAGTTGTTTGTTGTTTAGCAACCCAGAAAGTAACACCAATAACTTGTGCTAATATAAATCCAAAATAAATGATTAGCATTTTAGGAGAAAAGTAACCTTTAATTTCTCTTAGGTTCTTTTTAATGTAAGCGATTTCATCTCCATGATCTAATAAAACTTTTTGAATGTTTTGTATTAATCTGAATGTTACTTTAGATGTTTCCATAGGCAATAATGTTTGAGGTTTATGCCTTCCTTGTGTCTTATATCTAAAGATTTGGACTTAATAAAGTTATTTATTATAAAATTTATTTACTGTATCTAAGTAATTGTTCCAAAATGATTTTACATCTTGAACGTAATCATTTGCAAATTTAGACCAATAAGATTTAATATCTGAATAGTTCAGCATATCATTCTCCTTTGTGTAAAAGTTATATTCTTCGTTATTATAAACCATGCGTGTTATATGGTGTTGAACTTTAGAATTGCAATACTATTTAATATTTAAATGTATTTTTATTGATTCTATGAAGTCGTTAATTGATAGTTCGTATTTCCAACCAAGAAATAAACCAATTATTAATCCTGAAATAAATAATATCATAATTTTAATTCTGTTAAGTTTTTACTATTACCAACTGTTCCTTTAATGAATACATTAAAAGCTAAACTAATTCTAGTGTTATCTCCTTGTTTAGTTTCTACCATGTGGGTTAATGATGATGGGAATAGTATCGCATCTCCAGTCTTAACTGAAAACCACCAAGTTTCTGAGTTCCAAATATTCCAATCTTTTATTTCTGGTTTAATAGTTGAATATTTATCATTAAAGAATTTAATCTTATCATGTTCTTCATGGCAGTTAATATAGAATACTCCTGATACTAATGAATTTGGGTGTTGATGTTTATGATGATATTGATTTGTTTCTGTGTAGTTTAACCAAGATTGAGTAATATAAGGTATAATGTTGTTGCTTGGAGAAATTACTTTATCAAAATAATCTTGTACTTTTAAATCAAGTTCTTCTTTTAAATATTTAAATGCTTTTTGATTAAGAATGTAATTATCATTAGAAGTTGTGTTTCCTTCATTATTGTAAGTATCTAATTTAGTCTTATCAATAAATGACAATTCTTTAATTGTTAACTCTCTATCTATTTTTGATATGTAAATTGGTGTTGGGAATATCCCATTGATTGTTGCTTCCATTGTTCCTTCTTTTTTAAATTACTCTACTAAATCCCAAGATAAAGTCAATTCGTTCCAAGAGTATCTTTCACCATCAGTTGGCATAGCAACTGGTGCATTCCATAAACAAGTATCTTCATTTAATATCCAAGAATTAAAAGGTTTAGCTGGAATAAAAGCATCTCTTGTTTCATCATAAGTATAACCTATTCCTGCATGATTTTTTCTTAAAGGTGTTCCATTATTATTATGAACTCCACCATGAGTATTATACGATGTCTGTTTCCATAAAGGATAACCAGTTAATTTTGTTAAAAAATCTATACCATTAACTTCTTGCTCAACTCCATTAGAATCTTTTAGTACGTTATTATGTACAGAAAGAACTTCTATTACTTTTGAATTTAATCCTATTTTTGCGAATGATGCCATAATTTATCCTGTGTAAGTTCCTGAACCTGTAAATTCTAAAATTGTATTACTTCCTGATGTTGTAATTGTTGGTGAACCACTTGAAGTTCCTGAATAACTTGCAGTTGGTATGCTTAATATAACAACTCCTTTTCCACCATTTCCTCCTGAAATTCCACCTGTATAACTTCCTCCACCCCCACCTCCAGTATTTGCAGTACCAGTTCCTCCTACTGTTGTAGAACTTCCATTAGCTCCACCACCAGAACCTCCAGTCCCAGCAGTTCCTCCAGTATCACAACCACCACCACCACCACCTGCTCTTGTTATAGATGAACCAGTTATTGAACTTGCACTACCTGTACCACCATTTCCTCCACCTGCAGAAGTTCCATTTGCTCCTGCTGCTCCTGCTCCACCTCCTCCTCCGCCACCTCTATAACCTCCAGCATTACCACCATTACCACCAGTATTTCCTTGACTTGGTGATGTACTAGGAGTGTTACCTGCTGCTCCTGTTGAAAAATTACCACCAGCTCCACCAGAACCTCCAGTTCCTCCAGTAGTTGTAGCACCACCTCCACCTCCGCCTCCAGCAGAAGATATTGTTGTTAATCCAGAACCTGAAATAGATGAAGATGAACCTTGAGATGCTCTATTACCATCACCAGCTACACCAGCTCCACCATCTCCTACTGTTACTGTAATTACTGTTCCTGCTGATACTGATTGAGTTGATGTTCTATATCCTCCTGCACCTCCTCCACCTGCAATACCACCTCCTCCTCCTCCACCACCAGCTACTACTAAAAAATCTACTGAATAAGGTGCTGGGTCTAATGATACTGTTCCATAATTTGAAGCTGAAGTTGAAACCCAACCTTGAGTGCTATCAATATAAACTAATGTTGTAGCTTCTCTATTTGTTGTTAATAATTTATTTCCCACCACTCCATTAATTTTATTTGAGTTAGCACCTAATGTAATATTGTTTGTAGCAAAAGTTCCTGCGTAATCTACTATTTGAACATAAGAACCAACAGATGGTGAAGCAGGAAGTGTTACAGTAAATGCAGATGAAGTTGTATTGCAAGGATAACCTTCGCCAGAGACAGCAGTAAATCCACTTGTTTTAACTGACTGCCAAGATGTTCCAGCAGAAATTGTTGTAAATGAAAGTACACCTGAACCATTAGTAATTAATGCTTGTCCGTTTGTGCCATCAGCAGTAGGTAAAGTAAATGTTAAATCAGCACTCAAACTAGCAGGTGCTTTTAATCCAATATAATTAGTTCCATTAGCTGTTGTTTCTCTAAAGCGAACTTCTTTTTGATTATCTATAATTAAATTTACAGAAGTAGTATTTGAAGTATCTGATAAAGTTAAAACTGTTCCTGTTGCAGATGTAGATAGACCAGTTATTGTAACTGAAGAATCTAACCAATCAACTGTGTTAGCCGTATAGTTAATTGTTGCAAGAGATATTGAATCAGCACCATCATAAAATTTTAAAGTAGGGGAAGTTGCGTTTGTAGTGTCTAACCAGATTTGACCAGCTACAGCACCAGTTGGTAATGATGTTCCTGAATTAGTTGTTTGAATTGCTGATAGTGCGTTATTAAGATCAGAACGAAAAGAACTGAACCCTTGATTTGCTATATTATAGTCGTGTTGTGCCATATTCTATCTAATATCCTTTAGCTAAATAGTCAAAAGTCTTACTAACTCCTGAACCACTACTGTTTTTAAATGCTACATTGAAACCATTAACAGTTTTACTTGAAATTGTAAAGTAATCTCCTGTGTTCAATCCTTGAGCAGTTATTCCTACTGCATAACTTGAAGAATAAAAAGGATAAGTAAAAGTTACTGAATAAGTTCCTGTTCCTGAAATGATATCATTACCACTAAATATTCTATCTTCCATATCCACAGTTACACTTAAAGCAGAAATAACTGGTGTAGAGGAAAGATCATCAGAAGTCATCATAACTCTAAATTTTAAATATTTTGCTGTGTAATCTCCAACTACAAAATTTCTATAATTTGTATAAGTTGTTCCATCATTAGATAGTGCAATTTCTAAATGTGCATTACAATTAGCTGGTGCATCTCCATCAAAATTAGAAGATTCGTCATCAAAGTTTCCAGTTCTTGAATCAAATAAATCATCTATATTATCAGCAGTTTGAGTAATAGATGCAGTTATTCTTGATGTATAAATATTACCAAGATTTATAGGTGAAGCAAAATAATAATATCCTAACGAATATAGATCATAAGAGGTTAATCCAGAATCAAATAATGTTGTTCCTGAATCAAAATTTCCTATACCAGAATCAAATAATTCTGAAGAATCTAATCTTAATGTATTATCAATTACAACTGTTCTATAAGTTGTTCCTGAAAAAGTAGGAGATTCAGTTTGTGTTGCAACTGCATTAAAATTTCCAACTTCTAATATATTAGTTGCTATGACAGCTTCATTAGATGAGTAGTTTCCATTTTTATCTACTGCTTTAATTAAATAAGAACCAATTCTTGCTGGAACAGTTATGCTTGTTGCTGGTCTTGCAACTTTTTCAATTAGTGTAACTGAGTTTGCCCAATTAGCATTAGTAGTTAATGTACTAAATCTAACTGTGTAGTGTGCTAAATCTAAATCAGGTATTTGCGACCAGTTTAAATGTGCATCACTTCCTATAATATTACAAGTAAAATCATTTACATCACTAGGTGGTGCTGTTCCACCAATAATTAATCTTGATGCAGAAGTATATGTTGATGAAGCACCTAAAGTATTAAATGCTTTAACTCTAACATTATAAGTTTCTCCATCTATTACGTTTAATATTCTTTGAGTTAATCCTTTTCCTTGTCCAGCAATAATATAATCTGTTTCTGTGCTTAATTTGTATTCAACTTGGTAGTAATCAACAAAACTATCAGGAGAAGCACCAATGGTTACATCTAAAGCAGTTATAACAACTCCATCTGAGTACTGAATTAATTGATCTGATAAAGTAACTGAAGCTGGTGCAGATACATTATTAGGATTAGGTAAAGTTGTATCAGCGATTGTAGGTGCTTGTGCTTTTGAACTCCAAGTATAGAAGTTATCTTGATGTTCAACTAATTGTAATCCAACTGTACTATCAGAGTTAATTGCCATACCCATAACTCTAAATGGTTTTGCACTAAAGCCACCAGTAGAATAAGTAAGATTAACAATATCTCCAATAGTTAAATTAATTACTTCAGAAGTACATTTAACTTCAACTCCTAAAGCATCTCTAGAACGTCTTAGTATTATTTCGCAAAGTTCTTCAGCTTGATATGGATTTGTAATATGTTTAAAATCAAATCTACCTTCTAATAGAATTGAATTGTCAGCAGCTAACATTGTTGCAAATTGATCTCCATTAGGCAAACCAGAATCATCAAATGGTGGAAAAGATACTGTATCATTTTGCCAATCTTTATTTGGATTAGTAAATGTTCCTATAACTCTATTATATTTAGAGTTTTTCTTTTCTCCAAGAATTTTAATACCACCAATTATATTATCAGAAGTTAATGTTAATGCAGAAGAACCAGAATCTTCTATTATAAGTTTGTATGTTCCTTGAGTGTAAGTAAATATTGCTCTCATAGGAGTTAATAATTCTCTTACATTATCTATAACTTTTTGTGATGAATCTAATACTGCATGAGTTTCAAATAGATTAATTGTTGAACCACTTGTATAAGGAACTACTTGTGTTTCGCAAGTTGTTGCAGAACTTTTAAAAGAATCGTAATTAGTTTCAAATGCAGAAGTTGGTAATCCTTTTCCATATCTTGAATTTCTTAAATAATCTAAAAGAACTAATGATGAGTTTGCAGAATAAGTCCAAGTAGATGATGTGGATTCTCTTTGTGAACCAGAACCACCTTTAGTTGAATCTAATCTTGGGTCATAAATCTTCTTACCTTTTAAAGTAACTTTAACATCAGGTATTCCGTTAAAAGCATCTTGATTCCAAGTAAATTTAAAAGCAATATAAGCAACACCAGATAGTTTATAGTTAGAATCCCAGTTTGTGCTTTCATCTAATAATGATGAAGCTGATTGATCATCTTTACCAAAAAAACATTGTGCTGATATTAAACTTCCATCTTTATAAAAATTAGCATCTGAACTTGATACTGTTACAGTTGCACCATCAGTTAATGAACCAGACCAAGTTACTAATTTGTCATCAATTAAAATTTCTTCAATAGATTGTATTCCATTATCTCCACCTTCGCAAAGCACTCCAGCAACATAAAGATATGTATTATTGCTTCCTGAACTTTCTACAAATACTCTTGAAATACCAACTTGCCTTTTTCCATATATAACTGGTATTTGTGCATCATTAGAATCTTTATTAACTAGAACTCCTTGAGCAGATTCAAAAGTAGATTGATTGCTAGGATTTTTAGATGGTTTAGTTGGTTGTAACCAAGAAATAGCAGATTGAACTATTGAAGTAACAGTTGAAAATACTTTAGTTATTGATTTAAAAATACTACCCATTTATTCTACCACCTAAATTCCAACTTGGTTTAGTAAGTCTTACTTGATGCTTAACAATCTTATCTTCTTTAACTCTTATCCATTTAATTGGCTTATCTATTCCGTATAAGTTTGTGAAATGATCTTTAGTCCAAGACATAATTTCTTTTAGATTTCTTTTAGCTAATGTTTCAATATGCCAAAGATTAGTTCCACAATTCCATTCATTAGCTTTTAATTGTCCAGTTTTCATAAATCTATGTTCTACTATGTCGTTAAGTAATGCCCAGTTTGTATATCCAATGATTTCATTTTTGTCTTTATGCAATTGATATTGTCCAAGATTAAATGATGGAAGTATGTGATTAGCGATTTGTGCATAAGTGTATTTGTTATATTTTTCAAAATGTCTATATACCGAAACAATTCGGTAGAAATCATTCATGCTCTACCCCATTTAATTTCTCTAACAGATTGAGATGCGTAATCAAAACCTTTGTCAGTAGAGAAGTATAATTTTTGTGAATTAGTATTTGTTTTTCTTCCAGCAATCTTATCAAAATCAGACCAATGAGATGCTATTGAAACAGTTACATCAGATACATTTTCTGTTTCGTTAATATTAAAGTTATCTATTCTTCCATCAAATAAAAGAAATGGGTCAGATATTAATGCTTGGCTATCGTCTAAGAATCCTCTGTAAACATAAGCACGTTTATTCATGTAATCATTATTAAGAAATAATGAAACTATTGTTTGATCTGCACCAGAGAATTTAACCACTAAATCTGTAACTGATACTTCTGAACTTTCACTAACATCTGATACTCCAAGAACTAAAGATGAAGCTAAATAAGTATTGCCGTTAAATGTAATGTCTTTGTAATGATCTGTATAATAATATCCTGAACTTACTCCGATATAGATTAATTCAACTGGATTTAGTTTATTAGTTGCTAGTTCTGTTGTGAGACTTCCACTTAATGATCTTGTCATTACAGAACCTCAATAAGATCAACTTGATAATTAAATAGATTTTCTGTTCCTACATTAAATTCTTGAACATCAGATATAAGTCCAACTGTAAAATCAACATTTGAATAAATTAAAACTGTTCCAGTTGTTACTGTTGATCTTAATGGTGGTTCAATAGTCATTGTTCCGTTACCAGAACCATTTGATGATACATCTGAAATAACCATATAAACTTTATTCTGACCAGTAAATCTTATGAAATCTCCAGCTTTAAATATTCCTGATTGTGATGCAGTCATTCCAGTTAAATTAATAGAAGTTACTCCAGCAGCATGACTTCCAGTAGTAGAAATAACTGTTGATGCCGAACCTTGTAATGTTGAAACTGTTGGTACAACATAATTAAATGATTCTAATTGTGATCTTTGTTTCATTATGAAAGCAATAATTGGTGCAAATTCTGATCTGCTCATTGTTGGAAAATTAACTCTTATTCCAAATCTTTGACCATCTATTTGTCTTGCTTGTCGTCTGCCAGAAGTTGTTGTTGAAATAATAGTATTCTGTTGAGAATTTATAGATATTGAACTAGCTTTTGGACTGCTTGGAAATGTTCCACTCATACGATACTAGATTTTCCTCTTTGGTTTAAAGCTTGATTAACTAAATTAGTAATCGTTGCTCTATTGTTAATTAATAGTTCTTGTACTCCTCTAACATCTGTAGCATTTATTGTAAAATTAATACTTGTTCCACCAGTAGTTCCAAGATCATGGTTTGGTATCATTGTTCCGCTTTGATTTGGTATAAATAATTCTCTACCTCGTTCTCCAACAACATAAGGTTGTCCAGCAGTTACAGAACCACCTTCAGCTAAAAATAACATACTTCCAATATCCATAAGAGTTCCCCAATCAATACCACCGTTTCCACCACCACCACCACCAAAGTTTCCAATGCTTCCTAATATATCTCCTAAAGAACCACTTATTGAATTAAATATATCTCCTAGACTATTTCCTAAGTTATTAAATATATCGCCAATATTATTTCCTATATCTCCAAATATATTATTAATTGAATTCATTAATGAATTTCCAATATCAGATAATATATTACCAAAATCATCAAATATTCCTTGAATATATTTAAAAGCTTCTTTTGTATAATTAACTATATCTTCTAAAATACCAGTTGTAGTAGTTGTTGTAGTTCCACCAGTAGTGTCTCTTCCTTCTGCTTTAGCTTGTTTTTGTTTTTCAATAGTAATTAATTTTTCAATTCCAAGTTTTTTAAATGCTTCTATTGTTGAAAGTTGTTCAAGAATATATATTGCACCTTTAATAATTTGTTCTTCAATAAGACTTGCAATAATATTAACTAATATTTTTTGTGCTATTTCTTTAAATGATGTTTCTAGTTTTTTTCCTAATATTATTGATTCTGCTATTCCTTGAGATACTGATTTAATTGCACCAACTGTTCCTTTTGCAATAATATCATTAATTCTTAACCATTGAACTTCAAATGTTTTTGAAGCAGTATTTAATTGAGAATAAACTTCTTCTATTAATGTATTGGGTGCTGGTGTTTTTGGTGCTTCAGGTGCAATAACAGTTTTGCCACCCATTCCTATTGCTTCTTGATATCCTTTTTTAGCTTTTTTATAAGCTTCTACACCTTCACCAATTTTATCTGCTACAATTCCTATTCCAGTTCCAATAAGACCAAGAAATTTAGCTATTTCAGAATTTTTAATAAGATCAATTAAGTCTTTTAATAGTATAAATGTTTGTGCTAATACTTTGTTTAATCCAGCATCACCTAATGAAGCTGCAAATTTTTCTGCTGCGTTCTTTACATCATCAAATGTAGTTGATAAATTTTTAGCATTGGCAGCTTCTGTTCCACCAAATGTTTTTGATAATCCTTGTCTTAATAAATCAAATACATACGTTGAACCTTCAATGCTTTTTAAATATTCTTCTACACCAGTTTTGCTTAAACCAAATTGTTCTCTTAATATTTTAAATACTGGCACACCTTCACTTTCTAATCTTCTAAATTGTAATAACCCCATTCCACCTTCAGTTCCTTTAGTGAATAAAAGGATTAAAGCATTTAGTGTTTCTAATGGTTGTTGAGTAGCTGCTGCTGTATCAGTAAATGTTTTTAATAATTCTTCTGTTGGATTAATTCCTGATCTGTAAAGTAATATAAAAGCATTAGATAAATCTTTAATGTTAAATCTTGATGTTTCAGAGAATTTATTTAAGAAATCAAATGCTCTACCACCTTGTTCAGCAGAACCAGTTACTTGATTTAAAGCAACTTTCATATCTTGGAAAGAAGCACTTATATCAAATATTTTTCTAGCTAATTCAAAGGTGATGTATGATTTTAATGCGTTTTGAAATGAGAATAAACTATTGCTACTATCTTTTAGAGAACCTTGTAAGTCGTTAAATGCCTTTTTTGTATTATCAACTGCGTCTATGCGTATTTTGATGTTTTGATCTTGCATTATAAAGTTTCTCTTTGTCTGCCTTCACTTTAAAGTAAGCTATCCAATAGTAAAATTCTTCTTGGGTCATAAGAAGAACTTCTTCCATACTTTTTTTTAATTCATGACCCAGAGCAAGTATAGAATATAACTCCGAATCAAATCTTACTTTTTTTCAGCTTCCTCGTAAGAAACACCATTCAACATTTCTGTTGATACTCTAGCTATAACATTTGCGTCAGCATTATTCAATAATACTTGTTTGTCATCTAGCTTAAATATTTTATTACCATCAGCATCTTTAGCTTTTAAAACGATTGCATCTACTAATACTCCTAGATCATCATTTTTAGCACCTTTAAATAAGTTTCTTTTTTCTGCTAATGTAAATGGTGTGCAGTATATTACTAAAGGTTTGCCTTCCTCGCCCCATTCAGCAACCTCAATCTTTTTAACTCCTAAAGATTCAAATTGTGCCTTCACTCTATCTATTACGTTCATATATCTTCCTTTTTAATTAATTAACTTGCTGTTGCTAAAGTTAAAGCACCATTTCCAGTAAAAGAAATAGTAGATTCAACTAATCCATCAAAAGAAGCACTTACTGATTTTGCTGTTACGATAGCATTACCAGAAAAGTATTTATCTCCAGTTGAAGCACCTTCTGGGTAAACTTTAATTGTTATTTCAGAACCAACTGCTAAAGCTGTTTGACCAGCATCTAGTTCGTCCCAATATAAACTTGCAGTACCTTGCCAACTAGTTAAACCAGCTTTGTATGTTCTTGCAATCGTTCCCATGTTTGTAGATTCAATAGTCGCACCAGTAGTTTCTAGTGAATACGATCTAAGTTCTCCTACTGTATCAGTTCCTACTTTAATAGTTCCTTCTGATCCAGTGTGTACGTTTCCTGCCATTTTATGTTCTCCTTGTTAGTATTATGGTGTGCCAGAAGTGTAATGATATAAAACTCTCACTACCATTCTAATTCCACCGATTGGAAATAAAATACCTTCATCTGTAGATATTTCTACAACTTGAGTATTTTTCGCATATCCACTTCTCGTTCTATCATTATTTAATGTAGTTTCAATAGTGGTTATGAGTTCGTTACGTTTGGTGTCAATATTACTTGTATTTCCTTTGACAAAACCAACTATAACAAAATCTGCTTGTCCCTGCCTAGTAATTGTAGATGATGACATTGTTTCATCTGATCTAATTTCATTACCTGACTGTATGTAAATTGCTGGATATTGCTGTTCTGATAATTCATCAACACTAAATGGTTCTCTAGTAACTTTTTTTAAAGTAATAGGTGATGTTATTGCTGTTAATGCAGATATTATATTAGCTGCTATATCTTCTCGTTTGCTCATTATAAATTATTAAGTTTTTTATATTCTGCCAAGAATACATTTGATATTGGTGTTAATTCTCTATCGCCAACTGCAAAGAAGTTTCTTTTTCTATTGTTTCCCATAGCTTTAACTGCTTGTGATTTATTAGAAAAATAAATCTCAGCATAACTTGGTGTAGATTTTTGAGTCATATTTGAAAGCATCTGACCAGTAAAGTTTAAATCAGGATAAGATACTTGTCTGCCTTTTTTCTGTCTGAACTCTTTGTAAACTTGCGTGTATGGTGGAAATGCTTTTTGGTTTGCATCTTGACCCCTTGCTGTTCTTTGTTTGATTAAACCCATAACAAATTCAGCAGTCTTGCCTAATGCAGATTTTAAAACATTGGGTTGTTGTCTAATGCTTTGATCTATATTCCTAGATACTTCATTAAGATTATCTTCAACAGTTATTTTCATCTGATAAGTTGAAGTCTATGATAAGGTGCTTTTTCTGCATCTTTAATTGTATGAGAACCATCAGCATCATATTCAACACCATCTTTTAAGATAGAATCTAATTCATCTGCATATAATTGTTGGTAATGTTTCATCATAACTTGAAATCTATCTAAGTTATCGTTTGAATTATATTTAGTTAATTGTGGACATGCGTAGAATCCGATTACTCTATAAACTGATAATCTTTTAAATTGTGAATCTGTTAATTTAGTTCCGTCCATCTCTGTTGTATTAAGCAAAGATATATCTCTATAAGTTTGTTTAACATAAACTGGATACCATTTAATTCTTAAATCTCTTTCAATGTCTGATCTTGCTTGTGCGTGATAGTCATTTGGAGTGTAGAATGATGATATGCCAAAAGTTAAAATATCTGGTTGGTAGAATGTTAAGTCTGTTTCTGTTGAAAAATTTGCCATTTGTTAATCCTTTATAATATATTTTCTTCTTATTTTTCTGGGAGTTACCTTAGCAAATATTTCTGCTTCAGTCATTCCTAGTTCTTTGTCAAATCCTTGATGTGCTTTTGATGAATGTTTAAATCTATCTACTAACACATAACGATAAACATAATCCTTAGTCTTTAAATGTAAAACTGTCTTTGGACTGTCTATCTGTTTCATTGTTATTGGTGGGAGATTTTACTCCCCCACCAAATAGCATTAATTAAAATGCACAATCAGTTGTTACAGCAACTCCGTAGTTTTCTTTAACTACAGCTTTTCCGTAAACGATTGAAGCAACGATTTCTGTTGCTCTCATAGAAGCATCTCTTTGTGTTTCAACTTTGAAATCTTCTTTCATAGCTAAACCAATAGCGATTGGAGAGAATACTCCACCTACTGAATCATCAGAAGCATCAATAGTAAAGTTAGCATCTTCAAATACATCAATACCAGCTATTCTACCGATATATCCATTTGTTAATGCTTCGTTTCCTACGTTAGACAATGCGTAAGCAGATGTTCCGTAACCAGCTTGTGTAAGAGTTTTCTTTAAATTGAAAACTGCTTTTGGGTGAAACACAGCATAGTAAGGTGCAGGTACATTTAATGATCTTAACTGTGCTTGTGCTTTGAAAAGCAAGTCAGCAGTTAATTCAGTACCAGCAGCACCAGCAGTGTTAGTAGTGAAGCTAGAAAATAGTCCGATTAAATCAGTATCTACTTTTTTAGCAATCGCTTCTCCGAATAATCTTCCAATATCAGCACCAACATTTCTAGAAGCTGAATTAGCACCTAAATCTGTAAGAGTTGTCATAACACCAACTTCAGAAGCTGTAATAGTTGCTGATGTAGGGTTTACTGCTGTATTAGATAAATCTGTTGCTTCATTTACTGCAGCAGCAGATACTACTGGATATACTGGCACTTCTGCCACTTTTCCAGAACCCATTAAAGGGTATAGAGTTACAAGAGGTCTCATTACAGATGTTTCTTGGAATGAGAAAATCGCTTCTTGTGTTATATTTGTATAAAGTTCACTTAATGTTGAACTTGTTGTTTCGTTAGCCATTTTTTTATTTTAGTTAGTTGTTTAAGTTATTTTCATTTTAAAAATACCCTGATCTCTTTGTTTCCTCATTTCAGAATATAATTTTCTGTCATTAGGATTATTCAAATCAAGATCACCCATTTTAACGGAAGTGGGAGAATTTCCACCAATCTTACCTTGTGAACCACTACCACTTTGAGTAGCCATCACATGATGAGGATTGTTTTTTAGATATTCGTTTACCAATTCATTAACTGACATTGGCTCACCTTTGTCTGTATATCTAGGAGTTCCATCTTCGTTGATAACTTCAACAGAACCTTGTTCGTTAAGTTTAACATTTGATCTTAGTAACTGTTTAACTTCTGCTGGTTTAACAGCTTTCAGTCCACTAGCTACATTGACTAATGTTTCATCTATACGAATCCTTTTTAATTCAGATTCCAACGATTGGATTTTTGTATCCTTTTTTGAAACTGTTTCCTTCAGAACTTTGTCAAATTCGCCACGTTGTTTAGCGATCTCAAGTTCCTTATCTTTTTTCTCTTGAAGCAACTTTTTAGCTTCTTCAAGATCAACTCCATCAAGTTTATTAGATACTGTTTTTTTGTATCTTTCTAATCTTCTTTGAACTATTTGTTCTAACTGATCTGCAGTAAAAACTTTGTTCTCATTTGAAGTTGTTTTAGAAACTTCTACTCCAGCATTGTCTTGAGATGCTGTATTCTCAACCGACTCTACTTTTACTTGGTCGTTCATTGTTTGTTCTCCTTCTATATTGTTATTATTGTCAATTATCAAGAAAATTGTAAAATTGCAACATAGTTGTTGCTAAAATGTTCTATTAGAGTGTGTAGTCAAATGTACCATCAGTATTTACTGTTCCCCAGTCTGTACTGATTGGTTGCCAATGATGTCTGCAATTATAACCACCTCTATCTAAGAATGGGTCGCTACCTGATTTACCTTGCCAGTCTTGTTGCCATAATGCTCTTGCTTCTTCTTCAGTAAATACTTGGTTTGCATGTTCAACGCAGAAATCTCTACTATCTCTAATTATTGAACCATAATAAACAAATGAAGTTAATCCTAATTCATCTGCTCTATACTTTGCAAACTGTCCATCAAATCCCATTAAAGCATCTTGTACTATTTGAGATGAATAAGAATAAAGATTATCACCTGTAACTGTTGAACCATAATTTTGTTTAAGTTCATCAACTGCTGTTTGAACATCAGGAGAATTCATATTACCTAATGCTTTTTGATCTTGAATAAATGTAACTAATTGTTGTTGTTTAGCTGTATCTGCTGCTTGATATATTCCATTAATTTTATCTCTAATAGTTTGAACTACATCTCCAAATGGTTTTCCTACTAATGTACTTTGGTATATTTCTTTTGCTAATGTATTTGTAAATTCATTTCCAAGATTTTGAAATTGAGTAAATGCTAATTTCTTTAATTGTTGAATAGTTACTAAATCAGTTTGTGTAATTTGTTTAAACTCTATTGGTATTGGAAGTTTTCCATAAGTTGCAACAATCGTACCAGCTACCTTGTCATAATCATTGATGAATGTTTGAACTTTTTTAAGATATATTTCTTCAATGGCTTGTTGTAACTGTGGTCTAATTTCTATTGCAAGTCTTGTATTAAATAATGAACCATTTTCTATAGGAAGTGTTGATGCGATATTAACTACTTCTTGCTCTAATGTTTTAAGAGTATCTGCTAATAGTTTTTGATGCTGTGCTTCTAATGAACTAACAGTCTTTGCTCTTATTGCTTGAAGTTCTTGTAGTAAATCTTGTGCCACATTAAACTTTAGGTAATGTTATAGGTTGTGGTGGGAATGTTCCTAAAGCTACTGACTTACTATCAATCTCAGAATTAATAATTTCTAATGTTGCATTATCTTCAATAACTGTTTTAGCAATTTGTTTGTCAATCTCTTTAGCAAAAGTATCTGAAGGAATATTACTTGCTTTAGCAGCTTGTAATAATTCAAGATCAGTTGCCCAGTCTCTAATGTCAAACGATTCAGGATATTCAATTTCTCCATCAAATGTTGTTTCTTGCCAATCAGCAAATAATCTCCATAATTGTTCTTCTGCTAATTGTATCAGTTGAGACTTCTCAGATAGTTTAGCATTTAATAATTCAAACTCAGTTCTTAAAGCAATACCAGATTGTATTCTTTGTGCAGTTGATCTTAAAGAACCAATATGAGTTAAACGATTTATTGCTTCTACTTTATGATCTATTGATCTTAATACTCCATCTAAATTACTTCCATTAGGTTGTAAGATATATGGTTTTAAATTTGCATCTAAGTTTTCTGGCATTTCAATTATTGAACCTGCACCAGCACCAGCATCAGTATCTTTTGTTTTAACAAGTGATGGGTGATTTGATAATCTTATAATTTGTTCAATCTCAGAAAATTCATTGTAAATTGCTTTTTGTAAATCAGCTACATCATTTAGATCAGATACACCAAGACCACGCATTGGACTTCTTTGGTTGTATAAAATAACTGCTGGTATTTTCATTAATGGATTAGGAACTGAAGTTACTAATTTAGGTTCATCTCTATTAACTGAAGAAATAAACACAGTATCAATTTTATCTACAAACCAAAGTTTATAATATTCTCCTTCAGCAGTTTGTTCTTCTCTAATTTTTAAATAATCTAAGTAATAATAACCAGCATCATTTCTTGTATAGTGCCAATCTAAAACATTCTCAGGTGTGTAGATATTTAGATATGGTCTAATTCCTTGATCTAATTCTTCTGCTCTAGTCATTACGTTTGTAGATGGCTTATCCATAAGTAACCATACATGACCATATATTGAAGCAAATCTTTGTGCTTCTGTAATTAAAGCTTCAAATGATCTACCTTCTAAATCTGCATCATCTAAAAATTGTTGAACAGATATATCATCTTGTAAAGAACCGAACTGTCTTACTGGTTGAACTCTAAATAGAAATGATGAATAAATATCTATGATGTTACGACAATGATTATCAAGAGGAGTAAAATTAATTCTTTTATAATATTCGTTTTCAAACTCAAGCATGTAAGGTTGTAAGAATTTACCATCTGCGTATTCTTTACCACCAAGATATGATCTAATAAAATACTCCCATCTTGGAATCATTCCTTTGTAATGCTGATGTTGTGATTCTATTTGTTGTCTTGTGTATGGCATTATGAAAATCTTTTAGGTTGTGATTTAGGCAGGTTAGATGTGATTGGAAATAAATATTCTATTGCGTATCCTAATGCGTCAGTCATGTGGTCAAATCCATTTCCCTTTTCAGGTTGTGTTGTGTTTTCCTTATAAACTTGTTTCATTAACGAATTTATAAGTGTTTTGCAAGAAGGATTAATAAAAATACTTCTTTTACCTTCAAATGACTTCAGTTTGCTATTAACAGAATTAATTCTATCTCTCACTAAAGCATGAGTAGATTTACACTTAACATTTAATCCAGCATTTTGCAATATAGTTAAATCGGTTCTGCCACCAGCACTAGTTTTACGTTGTCTTGATGCTGGGTCAGGATAAACAATCATTTTCTGTTTAGGGTATCTGCTAAATAACTCATCAATAAATTCATCAGTATTAGAACTATAAATAACTATCTCATCAAAGATTTCTGCTACTCCATTCTTAACATGAAATAAACAAGCACTCATTGGGTCTATGTTAAAGTCCAAGCCAATATGAATCATAGCATCTTTATCATACTTACATTCTTTTACATTTTCATCTCTGCTAAAGTTATAATAAACAACTCCTGAGTATGTTTCAAATGAAGCTAAATATTCTTGTCTAAATGTACGTTCATCTAAATCATTCATCGCTTGTTTGATTTCTTCTGCATCAACTTGACCACCATCTAATGTTGTGTACTTAAATGATTTCCATTCAGGGTCAGAACCTAATCCTTTTTGATAGATGTCATAAGACCAGTTTCCATAACCTCTGGGTGTTCCTATAAATAATACATTACCAGTTACATGCTTATCTGAAATGGTTGGTCTTAAAACTTCAGTCCAAGCTTCTACTGGTATATCTGCGTATTCGTCTAATAATAAAAAATCTAATCCTACTCCTCTTAAATTGTCTGGTGATTTATCTGCACCTTTTAAACTAATCTGTGAACCATTCCTAAGTACCAATGATAGTTCTGTTTCATTGGCATATTTAATCCATCTTTTTTCAGTTGTAAGTTTCTTTAGTTGCTTCCACATAATCTCCTTACTCATTCTATAAGTTGGTGCTACATAAAATATCTTTGAGTTTGGTTTACGACTTGCAAATCTAAGCAGTTCATACATGGCTAGGTGTGTTTTGCCGAATCTTCTTCCTGTAATTAAAACTCTGAATCTATTTGGGCAAGTATAGACATCTAGTTGTGGCTTACTAAATGGCATTTAATTAACTGATTTATTTGCGTTCTCTAAATCTTCTTCTAGCTTTTTAATGATTAAGTTTAATCGCTGTATTTCTTCTTGGTTAAAATCATTCTGTTTTAAAGCATCAAATAATCTTACTTCAAGATCATGGCTTCCTCGCATTTTTCTATCAATCATCTTTGGTTTTTTTCTTCCACACATATTGTTCACTTCTTTTTATTTTGGTATGCTTTTAAATATCTTCTGCCCAAAGCCACAGCTTCAGATTTACTATTTCCTTTATAACCCCAAGCTTCTAAAGATAATTTTAATCTAGTTTTTCTGCCTTTAGAATCATACAACGCACCTTTAGCACTTCCCATTCTAACTAGGAAGCTACCTTTGCGTCTATATTCAGTTATAGTATTTGGTCTTGTTTTAACTGGTGGTCTTAAATGACTTCCAGTTGCTCTGTTATATCTTGCTCTACCAGATGATGATAGTCCACCTCTTGGGTTCTTGTCAGATTTTACTAAACTAAACTTTATCATATTTCTTTGTGTTTAATGTTATAGCTTTTGGTTTTCTAATAGTTAAGTTATGTTTTTTCATAAGCAATAATACTGTGCAATTATTACAAGCTTTAATATGTTGCTCTAGCTTGTTGTTCATTTCTTTATTGCAAAATATACATTTACTTGCCATCTTCAACCTTCATTTCAATAACTTCTTTTTTATCTTCAACTATATCGTAAATTGGTAAGGGTGTATTGCTATCGGATTCAATGATTTCGTTTCTTTGTCCGAGCATTTGTTTGCCTAACCAAATCAACATAACAACATTACCCTTTTCAACTGCCATTTGCCATTGTTTTCTTCTCAATGAAATATTGCCTTCTGATCTTCCTTTATCTATTTGTGGCGAAAAATTATCCCTTAAAGTGTGTCTATGGCAACCAAAGAAATCTGCCATTTCTTGCATAGTACAATGCAACCTAGCTAATCTCATTACTTGTTCTGGGTCAATATCAAGCTTTGGTCTGCCTACCTTTTTCTCCTCAGATTGAATTGTATGTTTTTCCTGTTTGCTCATGTGTTGCTTCTTTTCCAGTAAATTGTTGCCATCTTTGTATTATTACATCACAATACTTTGGGTCTAGTTCCATTGTATGATTAATTCTATCTGACTTTTCACAAGCTATCAATGTGCTACCAGAACCACCAAATAAATCTAAAACTATATTCTTTGGTCTAGAACTGTTGTTTATTGCTCTATAAGGAAGTTCAACTGGTTTTTGTGTTGGGTGTTTATAGTTTGTGTCTTTGCTTATCTTCCACAAATCAGATTCGTTTTTAATTTCAGGGTCTATTAGTCCGTCAAATAAAATAAACTCGTGTTGGTGTCTATATCCTCTGCCTAATCCAAATACGTTTTTAGCCCATACTATACAAGCTTTAGGTTTTAGTTGTGATTGCAGGATTCCGTAAAAAGCCCAGTTACAACAAATGTAATATGTATTGATATTTAATTTTTTAATGTTTTTTAATATGCTTGTTATAAGTAAATTGAATTCGTTTTCTTCCAAGTCATCATTTTTAATAACTTCAAACTTTCCACTCCTACCATTAAATGCTACGTTATATGGTGGGTCTGTAAATATCATGTCAGCTTTTTTATCTAATGTAAGTTTTTTAATATCTTCCATTAAAGCTGAATCACCACACATAAGTCTATGATTACCTAATACCCAAATGTCATTTTGCTTTGTTTTAATTACTTCTGGTATTTCTGGTGCTTCATCTTTATCAGTTAAACCTAAGTTTTCTTTGTGTAATAAGTCTTTTAAAAACTCATCTTCAAATCCTAATATGTTTAAATCAAACTTATCTGCTTCTAATCCTTCAATCTCTACTGATAGTTTTTCTAAATCCCAACCTGCATTAAGTGCTAATTGGTTATCAGCTATTATTAAAGCTTTGATTTGTGTCTTGGTTAATCCATGAACTATTATGCAAGGTACTTCTTCGTGTCCTAATCTTTTAACTGCTTGTAATCTACCATGTCCAGCTATGATTGAATTGTCAGGTGCTAACAGTATTGGGTTTGTAAAGCCGAATTCTTTAATGCTTGAAATAAGTTGTGTAATTTGTTCTTCGCTATGCGTCCTACTATTGTTTATGTAGGGAATAAGTTCAGATACCTTCTTTTTTATAAGTTCCATATTAACCGACTATGTTCGTTAAATGTTCTATTATTATCTTTTTAACGATTTGTAAAGGAAGTCTAGTAGGTTCTGGTTTTGATAAAGAATATGGCACAATCCATTAGCCATTGAATTACAAGTTATTTCTTCGGCTTTAGCTGGTAAGTCTAGTTTGTATTCGTCATGTATTAAATGAAATACCTCGTGAAGTAATGTGTTGCTCATTTCAACATTGTCTAATGATTTGTCTATTGTCATTAAGTTTTTGTCTGATTCAAATTCTCCGAAAATCTTTTTCTTAGATGCTGCTTCGTGTTCAATGTAGTCTAACTTAACAAGTCTGCTTCCAAACACTATCTCGTTAGGTAAACTCATTTGCAAATTCTAACTAATAAATAAATTATAGCTATTATTGATATTAAAAGTCCTAAACAAATTAGTGCGTATGTCATTTTGATTTAAGTTTCTTTGCTATGTAGAGGTTTTTAACAAAGCTGTTTTTCTTGCCAAATTTTTGACCTGCTGATCTTCTTGCAGATTTATAAGCTTTTGATTTTGTATTAAATGGTTTTGGTTTACCAATATTAGGTGGTCTTTTAGTTTCCCAAATAGGTTTCTTCATTTCTTTTTTCTCTTAGGTTTTTTTGCCCCATAAACTCTGTAAGTTCCTTTAACTCTCATTTTGTTCTTTATAAGAACTGCTAAAGTTGATGATGTAGTTTCGTTTGCCATTATATTTTATGTTTAATTTTATTAATCATGCGAATTATCTCAGTTCGGTAAGTTTGGCTAGTAGAATAATTCTCTAATGTTTCAGCTAATTTAACTGGGTCTTTAGTTCTAAACCTTAGGTTTCTAAAATCAGAGTAGTGATGATTATTGTTAAGTACGTTTATGTAATCTTTTACAGACTGGCATTTAGTTGAATATGTTTTTATTCTCCAGTTTGAACTTTCGTGTTGTTTATAAGGTAATATTCCGTTTTTACTCCAAATTCTAATTCCAAATAAGTTATTGCCTTCTCTCGCAAATCTAGAAGTTCCAAAATCGGATTCTACTATGCTTTGTGCAATAACCAGAGCAGTTGGCACTCTGTCAGTTTGTTTTAAATCTAAGTTTATAAAGGCAATACATTTTTTCATGCTATCTATAAACTTGTCATTTGAACTTGTATCAATCTTTGGTTCAAATATTCCAATCTTCCTGATCTCATCTATTGTTTTTTGACGTATCTTGCTTTTTGTTTCTTCGTTTGGGAAATATGTTCCAGCAAGAAATACGCATAATAGAAATAGTCCTATTATTGTATAGTCGTAGAGTTTCTGCGACATAAATTCAAAATTCATTATTTTTGAGGTTGCGATAACCTTCCAGCTTTTCAGCTTATCTGATTAGATTATTCTTCGTCAGAATCTTCTTCGTCTTGATCTTCAAAATCTTCTTCTGAAGTATCTTCGTATGAATCATCATTTTCATACTCATCAAGATATGATTCTAATAAGTCCCTTGCTTTTGCATTTAGATCATCTGATTTGTCTAAAAGCTTAAGTACTTTTTCTATTGTTTTATCCATAACTATTTCTCCTTTAGTTAATTGCGAATCTCTAAAGTTATTTTATGGAATTGTAAATATATAAATTTTAAAGGGGTGATTAAAAAACCACCCCAAACCCAATACAGTATTGAGGAATCGTTAAAAAACGACTCAAGATGTTAAAAAACATCAAAGCATATTTAAAAAAATACGCACCAATATTGGTATAGTTGTTATAAAGATTTATTCTTTAATATCAAGAATTTAGTTTACGAAGAACCCATTTCTCATAGTCATCTGCGTCTAATTTTTCACGCATAATTTCAAACTCGTTTTTAACTTTAGGTTTTTCAATAAGTTTAGAATGTAAGCTTTGCAGTGTAGGTATCGTAATTTTCTTTGGTTTATCAGTCATACTGCTAAGACTTAACATATTTTTATCTATACTAGTAGTATTAGTATAGTATTTATTGTTCTGTTTGCCAGTTTGATTGCCGATTAGATTAATTTTAGTGATATCATTATCCTGAAATTTGTCATAATTTACAATGGTATAGATAGATAATTGCTTGTGCAAAGTATGTGCCAATGTGTTTGCCACCTCTAAGTTCTTTAAAATAGTTCTAATTGTCTTAACAGATAGTCTAAATCTATTTGATAAGTCTTTAACAGCAACAGCTAATTCTCCACGTTTTAATGTTATTCGTTTTTTTCTATAAGTTACAATAGCAGATTTATGACTGGCATGAACAACCATGTAAATAAATATCAATAAATGATTATTGTCTTTTAAATCTTTATTATCAAATATTTGGCGATATATACTTACCCAACCTTCAGTCATTTTGCTTTTGCCTTAACAAGTTCAATTACTCTGTTAGTAAAAGATTTTAAACCATTTTTTTGCGTATCTTTAACAGCAGAATAAATTGTAAACCAAGACTTTCCATAAGCTTTACCAATATCATTATAAGAAAATTCAGTTAATTCTCTAATTACTGCTAGACAAACTTTGTTATGTGGAACTTCAAAAAAATTTACTTCTTTGTAAAGATTAGGATTGCAAAGAACTTTTTTTGTTATTTCGGATATGTTCTTTATAGTTAAGACTTCCATTGTATGCACCTTCCTGCTTGAGTTGGTTTAATTTAATACAAGGAGATATACTAGCCAATTTCATACTGATTGCAATAGGGTTTATATTAAATCTATAGAAGAACTCTAATTCTCCAATTTGATGTTGTAATGAATGGCAAGTAAAGCACATTGGAATACAATATTTGTCATCTCTTATGCCTTTACCAACATTACCTATTTTGGGAATAGAACGAATATGACAACATTGAACTTGAGTATTATTTCCACAAACTACGCATGGAAAAGAAGCTACGAACTTCTGATGCTTAACAGAATGAATGATGTTTGCCTTCCTAATTTGCACTACTTTTTCTTGGCTCTTGCTCTTGCTTTTGCAGCTACTGATAAAGCTATTGCTACTGATTGAGCAGCAGAATGTCCACGAGTAAATTCTCTATGAATATTTTTAGCTATTGATTTCTTTGAATAACCTTTAATTAATGGCATATTTTATCCTATATATTATTAACGTGGGTAAGGGAAGGCACTTACCCACAATCCCTAGTATCAAATATAGAACAAAATGGCAACGAATAAGTCATTGTTTTCATTGATATATTTCTTGTATAAATTATCAACAATTTGTAATTTTAAAGTTGATATTAATATTTTATATCTATATTGATTTTATATAAAGAAAACATAAAGTGAAATATGAAAAAACAACTAGCAAAATTATTAAAAGCTTATCATAAAAAGTATGATGCTTTTGGAAACAAAAAAAAGAAATGAAAAAAGATATTGGAGTGATTTGTTCTATGAGTTACTATGAAATGAAACTTATGGTCAATGTACTAACAGATCGTTTAGAAGATAACGAGGTGATGGGTATTAATACAAAAAAAAGTATTACTAACCTTATTTATAGACTAAACGATATGCTAACAAAGCAAAACTATGTTTGAACTTATAAAAAATATAGGAGTTGAAAATATGGTTGCTGCTGTTGTTTTAATACTAATAATAACTTGGAGTAAAATATGAATAAACGTGAGTTCTGGGAAATATTTGGATTTGTATTCTTTGCAATTTCAATATCGTCAAGCATTATATTAGCATATTGGTTTATTAATTGATTATGTTAAAGCCAGATAAAAATGATACATTGATCGGTTGTTTGCAAATAATAAGTAATTATTTTATTATACAAGAATTTTCTGGTAGTAAAATTTCATTGTATGAAAAAACAATTTATAATAGTTTAAAAAAACTTATAAAAGCAAAAAAGAAAAATGACTAAAGAATCTTTATCAGAAAAACTTGGACAAAGTGTTTTTGCTGAGAAGTTAAGATTGGCTTTAAAAGAAGCTGAACTTAAAAAAGAAAAACAAAAACTGGAGAAGGCAAATGAAAAAGAAATTCAAAAAGGATAAGTATTACGCATCAGTAATACTAAAAGATTTAATTGATAATGCAAGATGGGAGACACTGATAGAATATATTCTGTTAGCTTGGAAAAATTCTCCAAGTCAATTAAAGAAAAGAGAAATACTTAATGCAATAACTATTGAGTATTTAAACAAAAACAACAAGGGGAAAACAAATGAAAAAACTAATATTGTTAGGTTTGATTCTAAACTTAACTAATTGTGCTTATAAGCCAATAGTAGATACAAAAGGCAGAACTGGAACTTGGAACGAAAGTAGAGCTGCTGAACTTACTGACGATATTCAACACTGCACAAAGTTAGCAGAAGATAATACTAATAAAGCTGTTGAAGCAGGAAAAGGTTTTTATAATTTTTTTA